AGACGTTGTTTGTTCTGTCCCATTGTGTTTGGTTCAGGATGTACCCAAAGTCAGCGGGCATGTCGTACTCGCTTTGCGCTGCTACGGTGGTTATCTGGTGAGAGCGTTCTAACTTCTCCCACGGGTAAGCCTGCATTAGTTCTTCGCCTGCTGTGTTAAGCAGGTACCGCAGTTGAATAAAAAAGGGGTCTACGCTGGCAATAGGGTCAGCAACAGGCGCAATGCCTACTTCGGCTGCGACTCTATTTAATATGTCGTTTGCTGTTATTCCCGTATTGCCAGCCATGATGCATACCCCTATTTAGTAGCTCTGCGTGATTTGCGTTTTGGTACGCCTGCTGGTGCTGCGGGCACTTTAATGGCTGCACCTTCAATGGGTGTTTCATCTAGGGTGCTAGCAAGGTTTTTTGCCGGTTGTGCCGCATCTGCTGTACTTTCCGCAGTGTACAACATTTCAGTAACGCCTGTAGTTTTAAGCGTGTTTATAGCTGGCCCAATCAAGCCTTCGTCCATGCGTTTTACTGTTGGCTCCTTGTTTGCGCTGGCTAACTTCATAAGTTCGTCTATTCTGACTCCCAAGGCTGCAACAGTGGCCCTTAACTCTTCTTTTTCAGCGTCATCCACCGCTAGCGTGTTGCTTTCTAGCCATTTAACTGCCTGATCGCGCAACTTGTAGCCGTTCATAAACTTAGATAAGTTGGCATCCTTCATGGAGGCAAGCTGTTCAACAGTCTTGACGTTCATAAAAGACAACTCTTCGGCCTGTGTGCGCGTGATAGCTGGGAATTCTAGCAAGGGCATACCCTCAGTTGGTGGCTCGACGCGCTTTTCAAAGGCTTCATAATGGCGAGGAAATCGCTGCTTATCGGCATAAGTGACGGGCCTACAGGCCTGCACGTCACGTTGTCCGGCTACTCGAATTTCGATGTAGGTCTTTTCTTTAAAGACTGGTCTGCCTAGCTGCTGACTCTCAAGTTTGTTGTGCACGTTCTTATAAAAAAAGCGTACTAGTAGCGATTTATCCGCTTCGGCGGTGTTTGAAAAGTCTTCGTGATTAAATTCTGCTGTTTGCATTTTAAGTTTTCCTTTGTTGTCGTAGGGTGTAAACGCTTATACTACCACTAAACTAAGATTACTACACATCTGTTATTTGATAGAACCACCCGTTCACTACTATTGTCGTTGCTGCAATTGATGTAAGCCTAAACCTTGCTGGGTTTGCTCTAGTGACTTCATCACCCATGTATATTCGGAACATAGCTGTAATTTGGTCTCCTGACGATGCTGTTTTAAAATAAGTATGATTAACGTTTAAGCTATAAGCGCCAGCATTGCCCTCACCTATATCCATAACTAAATTAATTTCCTGAGCTGCTGCGTTTGCTATTTTAATATCAATTCTGAATTCAACAGTATCGCCAATTTTTAAACTGCTAAAGTCAAACTTATTTGTTGCTGTGTTCCACAGTGCCGCTTTTGAATCTGGGTTGTAAGAGGTAGTGCCTGGCCCTGCGCCGTCATTAGTCAAAAAAGTAGTAGTTGACCCCGCCCCATGAGTGATTGGCGTTGATGATGTTGCCGCATCATTAGCATCAAACCAATAGGTCTGAGTACACTTTTCCGCTAAAGTTTTTATGGCGTTGACTATAGCTGCAAGCTGTGAGCCGTTATTTACTCCGCATACAAAATCTGCAATGGGCATTTTTTATCCTCCGCAAGGAATTATATCTGTGCATGACACTATGTCGCTGCATCTTATCACATTACTTACTTGACTTATTGCTATTTGTCCGTTAGCAGTAAATGGCAGGTTGTTTGCGTAGTAGCTAACAGGGCTTGTACTCATGGCTATCCGGCCTGCGCTAGTAAACGGAATGCCACCAGCTATCCTAGATACGCTAACCCCAAAACTGACGGCTATGCGCTGATTAGACACGTAATAGATGCCATTGCTCGGGTGGAGATCGGTACCGACATCATCAACGGCTATTATGCCTTCTTGATACGACACGCTAGCATTAACATATTCGGCTAAATCTGTGCTGTTTATGACTCTTATGGCCCCACCACCTAGAACCGGCCCTGATGCTTCACCGGCTAACAGTATTTGAGGCAGTGTAAACGAGCCTGATGCGTTTAAGGCTATTAACCCTACACCTAACATGGTTAATTGAGGCAGTATGATATTGCCTGTGGCCTGCCCGAGTACGGCTGCGGCTGCAACACCAGTGGTCGTTAGAGATGGTAAAGTTATTCCACCCGCAGATAAGTACGCTGTGTCGCTGCTGCCGGTGACTGAAAGGCTAGGCAGTAAAAAGACCCCTGATGCATTCTGTGTCAGTAGCGCAAAACCGCTGGCTGTAAGGCTTGGGAAATCTATTTGCCCGCTAGTTGTTGCGGTGTTAGCTACCGCCGCTGTGCCGCCAAACTGTAGACTTGGAAATGTTGATGCGCCAGAAGCTAAATAAGCTACTAGCGCCGCGCCTGACAGTGTTAGTGATGGCAGGGTTACGTTGCCGGTTGCATCTGAACCACCACCACCAGCACTAGGCTTTATAGCAAGGGTAATTACTACACTTTCGTCTCTACTGTCACCGTTTGTATTATTCCAGTCACCAGGTGTTTCAAGGCCTGCTGTTGCTTTTACTTTTTCCGCTACGCCTAACTTGCCTTGTGTAGGTGTGACCTCACCATCTACCATTGTATAACCTGTTGGAGCCACCCAAGGGTCCATGCTGCTAAACGTCATCCCTGAGAATGTCGCCACTATAGCACCGTCAGTAACAGTGGTTATTGGCTCGCATGTTGGTGTAAACGAATTATCTTGCGCGTTCTTATGTGCTGTTGTAGGTGTTACATCAAAGCCGTCAGAGTCGGGCCAACCAATAATAACAGCTGAGTTTTCGTGTGCGTCTGTCCCTGTTCCAGTCGATGTTATAGATGAGCCTTCAGTGCCATCATATACCCGATACCAAGTTGCTGATTGCCTGTTTCTGCCAGAAGTCCCGACTGTATTTAATGCGGTTACTCTTGTCCAACCACTAATAGCATTAAATGTGCTAGCTGTGTCAAAGTCTTTAAAGACAAACAGAACCATGAAATTGCCAGACGATAACCCGCTGGGCAGGTCTACTGTAACGCCTGTGGTATGCGCTGTGTTTACAGCGGAAATGCCACCGGAAATGCCTGAGCCTATAGCCATTTTTTATTTACTATATAATTTAGCAAGGCTTTCATTAATCTATTTTTAAGTGGCTGGCATAGTGACCGACAGGTCAGAGCATGACACTGTTGCACCTGCGCCAATAGTTAGGCCGCCAGTAATTTCAATGTCACCACCGCCTGATGGTGCGGTACAAGTCAGCTCAAGCTGTTTAAGTGCGTTAGAGTCTTTGATAGACGCATGTTCTACCACGCCGCCTGTGGCCGAGGTGTCGGAGGTTATGGCGTTTTCTTGTGCGGTACCGCCTGATGCTGCGCCATAGGCAGGGTCAGAAAAAGTAAGCGTTGCTACTTCTGCATCGCCTGACGTTTCAAAAATTAAAGTGCCTGCGCCTGCGCCTGCATCGATTAGATCGACAATGCTGTTTACCGCTGCGTTTCTGGCTGTGACTTCTAAAGTAGGCATGGGTTAAACTCCTATTACGGTTATGCGTTTATCTTCTGCCCACTTCTTGCATAGCGCTGTCAGCATGTTGTTGCCTTCACGAATGTAGTAGGTTCTACCTTCTTTGTAGTGGCCCAGAAGTTTCCCGCCGTCTGTGTACCCTTCAAAGTTGTGAATAGGTATAAAATAGCCAATCACTTTAGTTCGAGGCATTGAGGCTTTGTAGACGGTTAAGTCTTCTTCTAGCACTGTGGGTGCAATGCCTAAAAGTTTTTTAATAAAGTTAAACATGCTGATATCCCGTTAAGTTAAGGTAGAAACGCCAGCTAACTAGCTGGCGTTACGTTTACACAGTTTAGTTAGGAAACATGCAAACAATTTTCTTAGCCGATACATCGGCTGCAAAGGCGCAAATTGCATCTGTTACTGCTGAGGCAACATCTAGGGTGCCATCAGTAGCGCCAGGGGCGGTTAGTGCATTACCGTCTGCGCCTGCTGTTAATGCAATTGACAGCGTGGCTGGGCCAGAAATTTGAACCCATCCGTAATCGGAGCTACCCATAGCTGCCTGTACCACGCCAGCACCAACACTAGAGCTGGCTGATACATCGGAGGTAACAGCGGATTGCTCGTAACCGCTATTAACGGAATAGTACGCTACTTGACCAGCTACACCACTACCCCCAGAATTAACAAAATATTGAACATACTTGTAAGTTTTCTGAGGGCCATTAGCCCCGATGTCACCCGCTATGGTGCCAAGTTTAAATTTTGCAATGGTGGAAACATCTGTGATGTCTATGCCGATAATATTCATAATGTTTTGCTCCTAAAAGCGTAAATGTGTTTTCTAAACTCGGGGGCGTGTAAACTTCTCACACACCCCCTACAACCCTACGACAGGTTAAACTATCTTAACCGTTAGCGTCGTAGCGACCCGAGAACTGGCGACCTGAGCAAGTCAAGTTTCCAGCCCAGCCAAGAATCTGCACTTCTGCATCTTGGTTAGTGCTGTAACGGCGGTTAGGTGAGAGCGAAACCATGTTACGGTCAGCGTGTGGACGGTAATGAGTGTACTTAGTATTAAGAAAGAACGCTGTTCCGGCTGGTGTGCCCGAACCGTTGTTTCCGTTATAAATACCGCCATCCAGAACCACGTCAGAAGTCATGTACTTAATAGAAGCGAAGCCTGCATCTGCTGAATCGACGTTACTAAAACGCTGTTGAGCTTGCAATGACGCCATGTAGGTGTTCCACACGGTTGCATCAGCTAAGATCAAATCAGGTTTGTCCATGCCGCGAACCAAAGAAGCGTACAAAAGGTTCCAAAAACCTTGAATCTTAGTAGCGTCTAGCCCGTTAGCGGCTGTCTGGTCACTGACTGCATTCTGCCAGAAAGTGAAGACGTTGCCATCGATACCGCCATACGGCGCGGCTGTTGGGTCAACAGGTAGTGCGGCCTCTAGGCCGTCAATCTGCTTGCCACCGGCTGCTGAACCGTCAGAATATAGACCGCCAGTAATCAAGTTAGACATAGTTGATTCTGCAACTTCTAAGCGAGATTCCATTAAGTCGATCATACGCTCACGACCTGAGTTTTGAAGCTGCTCAAGACCTGAGATAATGACGGGTACTGCGGCCTGCTTAATATCAAACTCGGCTGCACTGATAACATCAGAAACACCGACAGGCAACAGGTCATAGCCTGAGTACCAACCAGCATTAGAGTTTTCAGCAAAGGATAATTCTTGCATGATCTTGTGGCCGCCAGAAAAAGTTTTAATCTTTCCGTTCTTTTTCATTCGAGCCAGAAGTGCGTTGTTGTTTGTTACGTTGTCGGCGATTTTTCGTGTGCGACTTTCAATAGTCGTCGCAAGAATGTCCGAGATATTTACATTGGCGAAAGCCATGAGGTTGTTCTCCTTTAAAAGTTAATGAATAATTTTCTCAATAACCAATCTTAGGAGTCTTTACGTGCGGTGCTACCGAGGCTGGCCGCTAGACAAAAGATAAGTCTTTGTTCCGCGTAGTTTACACGCTGCGGAACAAAGGTCAAATATTGTTACTGTTTAGCGCTTTTAATCGATTTAGTGACTTTCTCCGCGCCTCTGGAACCAAAGTACGCTATCGTCATTGTGTACAGTAGCCCTTCAAACACCGGAATGTACTTTTCGTTCAAGGTGAACCCGCCTATGTTACCATCTGCAAAAGCGATAATGTAGAACACGACAAGCACCGATATAAAAGCTAGCGGGCGCACCAGCCTAGTAATTGAATGCTCGTTGTCGCTTTTCCATCGTGCTGTTATCTCAGCGTCGTGTTTACTCTGAGCCTCCATTACACTAGTTTTAAACTTATTCATTTCTGACGTAATAAGCTGCTTTGCTTGTAGCCGTTCTTCGTCAGACGTAAACAACCCGTCTAGGGCCGTGCCTACTGAGTCAACGGTTTTATCAATACCGCCGCTAACCATTTCGCTAAACCATCCCATACCTTAACTCCCAGTTATATTTTGTTGCCGCTGTCCCATGCATCCGAAATAGTATCTCGCATGGACAGGCTATTACTGCCACCACCTACACCGCCTTTGTTGCCGACTATGCTGCTGGCGGCTGCGCGCTTATTAGCCATTGTGTCTCTGCCGCCTGTTAGTCTGGCGGTTTGTTCACGGGCTTTAAGCGTTGCTTGTATGTCAGGGTTTAAAATGCAGGCTTTGTCGTAGGCTTCTTTTAGCGTAGGGTATTGCCCCCGTGCATTAGCCATGTCAATCAGGTCGGCCATGTCGTACCGCACGTCCTGTAGAAATTCGCCTTCTGCTGTCTCTGCAAATTTCTGCACTTCACTAACTGCTGCCTCTTGCTGCTGCGTTTCTTGCTGCTGTTTGTAGGCGTTTTGCTGCCCTAGCTGTTCTTCAAACGGTGCAAATCTATCTGATATCATTCTTTCGATGTCAGACTGTTGCTGGTTTTGTTGCGACGGTGCTGCACCCACAATAGCGCTGTCGAGCGTGTTTATGTCTACGTCAAAATTGCTGATCATGTCGGCAATTATTTGGGCCTTTTGAATGTTTGAGCCAGTGCGTAGGTTAGACACGGTGTCAAAAAGACTAGACACCCTATCCATTGGCGTGTTGCCTGCAATGCTCGACATTACTGAGCCGTAGCGATTAGACAGCTGTTCAAACTCACTGTGAGTTTTACGGGCGTCTACTGTGGATTGCAGTAGGGTGTTAAGTTCTTTTTCCCGCCCCATTACTTTTTCTTGCAAATTGCGCGGTATCTTTGACCACTGTTCACGCTCTTGCGGCCCCCAGTCCATAGGTGCCTTTATGCTATCGCCCGACCCTGCCTCTGATTTGAGCGCAACGTCGTCAGTCCCGTTAGGGTCGAGGTCGCCAGTATCGTTCGGTTTAGCTTCGTCTGAATTGTCGGCGGTTTCACTAGCACTTTTAATATCAGCGCTAATGCTGCCTTCTTCTTCGCTTGTTTCCGCTTCTGCCGTTTCTTCTGCCGCATCGATCACCTGTGGGGTTTCGTCGTAGTTTTGGGTTTCATCCTCTTCTGCTACCGCATCAAGGGCCGCGTTTAATGATTCTCTCATGTCGCTCATAATATTTTACTCGTTGTCGTAGGTTTAGGAATGCTGCTGTATTGCTTTTTGGATATCCGTAATGCGTGTTTCTTTTAAGTGCTTTGCGCCTGCTGCGTTACGCTCATTTGCTTTGCGCTCGATATACCCGCCGTTGTAATCTGCTGAGTTAGTTACGCCGTGCTTTTTGTTGTGCTGCGCTAACTGTGATCGACTAGTAATAACCTGACCATCTATAGGGCTTTTAAAGTCTTTCAGCGGTTTCATCACCATAGGAGCGTTTACACTGTCTGGCACGTATGTTTCACGGGGAACCAGCTTGCCCTGTTTGTTCTGTACGAACGCGCCACTCTCGGGCGGCTTATCCCCAAAGATGTTTTTAAAATTTTGAGCGTAGTTGTCACTTACCTTTTGTTGTGTGTTCTTAATCATTTCCACGTCCGTTTAATACGCTGGTTTAGTTTTCTTCTTAGCTGGTTTAGGAGCGCGTAGCGCTTTTGTCAAAGCGTTGGTGCTTGCTCTGCTGCCCCTTTGAGGCATAGGTCTAGTGTTGTTCATGCGTCACCTTTTGAGGTATTTGTTTGCCTTAACGCCTTCGCCATATTTTTCTGTTTATGGCTCAAATTTTCGCTAGTGCTAGTGTGTGTTTTTCCTGTCATTAGCTGGCCGCTGCTGCTTTTATGGGTTGCCCCGTTGTACTCAGCACCGCTTGACGTGTAGTGCTTTACGCCTTTCATGCGTCACCTTTTGGTTTTGGCTCAGGCTTGACACTCTCAGCCACAATAGTTTGTTGAATGCTGGCCTGTGCGCTAGCTACTATTTGATTCAGCGCATTGTCAGCCTTAGTGTTTTCAGACTGCATGTTAAGCTGATGCTCTACCACGTCTTTCTGAACTTCGCCCTCAACTGTGGCTTGTGTCTGCTGGATATTAGATTGCGCCTGCACTTGCTCTAGCATAATATCAGCTTTTAGTTTAGTTTTAATCTCCGCAGCCTTAGCTTGTAAGTTAGCTGAAATCTCCGCCATTTTCCGGACGTGTTCTTCATGCGATGTTCGTATATCTGCTAGCATGTCAGCTTCACGTATTAGTAAATCAGACTGCGTTTTAGCTTGCTGTAAAGCCATTGCACCTTGCTGTTTAATTTGCTCTGGGTCTGGCTCAGTCTTGCCTTGCTTAGCCTTCTCAGCTTCCATGCTGGCTTCAATGGCTTTATCTATGACGCCTTCAATCTCGTTACTGCCCTTAAATCCTGCTAAGCCCCACTGTAGAAGCTGCAACACAAAAGGTTTAGCTGATGGGTCAGCATCGATTATAGCACTTGCGCTTTGCATGTACGTGCTGACTGCATTCATGTACTCGGTGCGCTCACCTTTTAATGATTGGTAATCTATCATCGCCACAGACTCAGGGCGGATGTCAATCCTTAACCTTGCGTCTTCTGGGGTTTTTATTAGCTCTATGGCCGCTTCTACGTGGTTTGCATCCACGCTAAACGCCATGTTAGACCGCTTGTAAATTGTCTCGGGTGAGAAATGCCGCGCTATGACTTCTGCTTTTAGCTGCATTAGGTCGCCAGCAAATCTAGCAAACTGCTCTTGTAGCGCCTGTATGCGTACTGAGCCGAACTTTGTCTTTTGTTCTGTCTGCCCGACACCTTCGTACTGGTTGTCCAATGAGCCACGCATAACGTCAACCATGCCGGTGATTTGTTGCAGTAGTCCGATAGTTTGGTCGCGGACACCTATCAATTCACGTAACGCGGCTACTATGTCTGCTATTGGCATCCACTCAATCTGACCCGCTAAGCCGCCATTCTCACCAAACAGCGCCCAATTCTCAACAGGAATAAGGTCGTTTTCAGCGCCATCCTTAAACATTTGTTTAAGATTATCGGCACTAGCGTTGTACACCCCGACGACTTTTACCGCCTCGGTTAGGGTTGTAATTCTGGTTTGCAGCTTATCGACTTCGTTGTACAGGTCTTGGGCCATTATGTAATCTGGCGTTGGTGTGTACAGCGTTGTAGTTGCGTTGGCAATAAAAAATGGAGGGCACGGCCAGAAGCCCGACAGGTTTAAAATATCGTCTTTTTCTTCTAGCTGCTTGTCGTAGCCTAAAATTATCCAGTGTATTTTACCTGTCTCTTTGCACCATATTTCCCATACTTCGGCTTTTGTCCACGCTGACTTAGCATTGGAATCGTCTTCTTGATCGTCAGAAGTAGATTTAGTCTGCTTCTGGAATTTAACCGCTTCGGCTACTTCTTCACCAAATATTTCCGCTATTCTATCTTTTGTTAGGTAGCTGCGAAATGCAATCCACGGCATTGTAGCCCAATTGCGACACCAGCCCCATGTGATATCACCCCAATAAAAATAGTCTGTTGGGGCATCTTCAAAAAGTAATTTTTCTTCCATTAGCGGTTGATTATCTTCTCCCATCATGGGCATTCCGTCATCAGACATTACTGGCACTTGCTCAGTCTCAATCTCATACCGGACTTTGGCACAGCCTAAGCCAGCCAGTAGGCGGTCTTGCAGTGTTGATCTAAACACCGCGTCGATCTCTGCGCCATTCTCTGCAATATCAAGGTTTAGTAGCCGCTCCATCATTTCGGCGGCTACTCGGCCTACATCGTCATTGGGTTGAGCGTACCGGCGAGACACGTCTATCTTAGGCGTGTTGCCATACAACATATCTCCCAAAGTCTTGACATTAGAGTGGAACATATTTAGGTCAAAGCTAGCGCTGTCGTCGCCATTCTTCTTTTCACCGAGGTACCGGCTGACTATCTTATCTGCTTTTTTCCACCACGGCTTACGAGCCGCAAGGCTTGTTTTTAGCTCTTCCGCCCAATAGTTATACTTACCCGCTGGGGTATCTTCAAAATCTGTTTTGGACTCAATACTCGCGGTGGTTTCAGAAATAGTCATTACGCTGCCTTAATTAGTGGTCGGTGTTCAATGCGACTAGTATACATACTTTT